GTCTACGTGAATAAAATATTCTTTATCTGGATCTGGAATAAACCATTCCTCTAGTCTTCCAAAGTTATCTACAGCTAATTGTCCAACGTTGAATGCCTTTTCAATCTTCTCTTTTGATTTAAAAAAAGCATCAATAGAATCTGGTGGCATGCAAGCAAATCTTGATAGGGCGTCCGTAGGGTTTGTATAAAATGCAGTTTTAAAATCATCAATTTTTCTTACAGGATTTACGTCCCAAGTAGGTCTTTTTAAAGCATAAACTTTGGGCACCTTATATGAAAGAATATGATCCTCTTCCCATTCAACATCAAACTCGTTACCTTCCGTATTGTCAGGAAGATCTTCATCCATTTTAAATTTGTGTGATTTAACTATTGTTTCTTTGTCAGCTACTACCGCATTGTATCTTTGCTGTATATAATCATTTTTGTATCTAGGGAAAGATAGCAGTATTACTTTGCCAAAATCTGGGAAACGAGAGTCTACTGAAGCTCTATACATATCGTATATAGCGCCACCCGTTTTAGCTTGATCATGGCCCGTTGTATTCTCAATACTAAAACCTGAAATTTCATCAAGGATAACTATGATTACGTTGTATCCTTCCCATGCTTCTCTTTCTGAGTGGCCAGAGTGAACTGTAATAGATTTGTTAAATTTAATTTCGGAGGCTTTGTCTGTGTATTTACCAACAAACCAAGGAGATCTATCAATTCTGGTTTTAAATCCTTTAAAAAATACATTGCTTGCTTGTTGGGCATTTATGGCAATATTAATAATATCTATTGAGTCTCCAGGCGGCTTGCCATAATAAGATGCTGGATCTTTAAGGCATAACAATAAATATACTACATATGCTACTGCAATTGTTGAGCAGTAATCTTTTCCAGATCCTTTTCCTAATTGAGCAACTACTTCGTTTGCAGTTTGCTTAAAATTTCTTCTTCCTTCTTCTTCCCCAAAAAGTTTAATGAGTGTTGATTCTTTATAAATTTGTGAACTTTTTTCAATAAGAGTATACTGATACTCTGATAAATCTGGGAGGCCTAAATATTCAGGGCTTCTTACAAATGTTCTAAGATCAACTGGCTTTTCATCAAACTCTTCGCCATCGAGCATATCGATAATATCAGAAAAATCAAACGACATTTTTAGACTCTACAATTTCTATGGGTTCTATAATTCCAGTTATTTGTGAAAGTCTTTTCATTATTTCTCGCCTGACATCTGGATAATCTTTTGCAATATCTTTTAATATTTTAATAAGTATTTCTTGTTTGTGTTCTGTTTCTGCAATTTGAGCAGCAATTTCTGCACTGTCTAAAAGACCAATTTCTTGAAGCATTGATATTCTTTTTCCTTCAATGTCTGCAATAAGTTTTAAGGCGGTTGCTTTAACGTTTAGTTGACCAGCTTGATCTGCATCCTCTACAGTCTTCCAGGCTTCTTTAATAAGCATTGCGTAATGTTGATCTGCACCAGAGATGGCCTCCTTGGCACGTTCTCTTGTGCTGGTATCGTTGTGAACAACAGATTTCCACTCATCAATTAATTCAATTACTTCTTTTCTTTGAAGTCCAGTAATTGAAGCAATGCTTGTGGGATTATTGCCTTTTAACAATTCACCAACAACTTTATTCATGCGATCAAAATGATCAGCTAATTCAATTTCCATATTCTGTAAGTATACTTTTAGTTGACTGAAAAGTCAATTAGATTTGGCTATTTTATATAATATCAAGTACCCAATTAGGTCATCGATATCATTGTCTCCAGCGTATCCTTGATTATTTTTTACCCTATTTAACTTATCGTCAATTCTAACCCTTAATTGTTCTGCTGAATCAGAATTTGAAAATATTCTTGCTGGATTTAAAGCTGAGTCCCCGTAAGATATATTTTTCTCTATTAACATTTGGGCCACGCTAATACAAGCATCTAATATTTTTTTACCAGAAGGTGCTGATAAAGAGTGCATATATAGATCATCATATCTAAAATCTTTTACATCTGAGTATACTGGCTTTAACATTACGCGTCCATTTCTTTATATAATTGCTTTAGTCCTCTTAGTGTTCCGATATCCATATATTGTCCGCCTGGTTTTACAGCCCTAACATTATAGTTTTTATTAATCCATTCTTTTATTTGTTTTCCTGGATGATCTAGTGCTATATCTATGTATCTTATCATATTTTTTTGGAATAGCATAGTCCCCCACATATCTGGGTAATCACAATCATCTACCTTATCTTCTGAATCAATTACTTTATCATTGGATACTAAAACTTGGCCAACACGTCCTTTTAATAGTTCTCCACATTCCCAAATTCCTAAAACAAGATCGGCAGTATCTTCTTTAAATAAAGGTTTGTATATGTTTCCAGGTGCGTTTAATATATATGTATCTGGCATTCCAATAAGCACTGTGTCATTATAATCGCCAACCATAAACTTTACTGCATCTGACATTGTTGACGGTTCACGAACAATTAGCTTAATGTTCATATCCATATTTTGAATAATTGGAACCCACTCAGCTCTTGTGGAGACCCTAACCTCATCACACACTTCAAGCATTTGCTCTACGTGCCATTGTAAAAGAGATCTTTCATCTGATATAGGTAAACAAAATTTAGGAATGCCACCAATTCTAGAAGCTTTTCCAGATGCTGGCAATACTCCTATAACACTCATTCCTTTTCCCATTCATGAGGATTAAATCCATTAGGATAAGATTCATTTACACGAGGATCTTTTTTCCAAGCAATCCATCCTGCTTCTCTGTCATCTCCCCAATAAAGATGGACTACATCTTTATCTAATAGCCTTCTGGCTTCTTCTCCACAAAGAATTTTTACTTTATTTTCTTTTAGAAAATCCATTTCCATAAGTTCTGGGGCCCACTCATTGATATGTTTTTGATAAGGCTCAACGCCTAATTTTTTATATAGTGCATCTGTAAACATTTGAACATCAGTATAGTAATGAACCATATGATTATGTTGAATAATTCCTTCAGAACATCTTTCAACGCAAAGGTCTATTGCTGCCTTTAGTAGCGGATGCCCAGCTTTAGCGGCAATTGTTTGAGTTGCTAGCCATGGGGTATCTCTTTCGATATCTAAAATCATATCGTATTCAGGGCTTAGCCAAGTATCTACTGGAGTCTTGCAGTGTGTGTCCATATCTGTATATATTCCACCGTGAATATAAAGAATAGCAAATCTCCATAAGCCAGCCTTCATTACCCCTAAAGGTAAGTTTACATATGTTTCGTATGTCTTTGAGTCGAAGTGCTTTTTAAAGAAATCTTCTCTATCTTGTCCGCTCATGTATCCATGAACCCATTCTGGATTTTGATAAGTCCATGTTCCTACGCTTTCTTTAGCATAATCTGGTAATTCATCAAAGGTTGTTTCGTAGGTCTGCCAAATCTTTTTTTCTATACTCACATTATCTCCTTTTAATTAGTCCGAACTTAGTTAAATATCTCTGTATAGTCATAGCAGAGCTTTTGCATTCAATAGCAATTTCAGTAACACTCTTTTTTTGAACAACGTATCTTCTATATAACCACTCCTCGCTTTGATACAATTTCATCGTTCTGTCAGCACCTGATTTGAATAATGGGCAATGCCAAATGAATCTGCTACATCAAAATCGTTTAAGGACAAATTATATTTATTGTTAAAATAATCTACAGTTCTTTGTTTTCTCATATTTCTTAATTGAGTCTTATACCAAGAGTCTGCGTACCCTGGATTTTTTAATCTAATTGCCTCCTTTTCCTCTTTAGTTGGATTTTTATTTCCTATGTATGCCTGCCAAGAACTTGGAGAAATTGTTATTACTTTTGCCCCAGTAGACATAAGCTCTGCAATAACGACCCCGTATACATAAGACAATTTTATCACAGCATCTGGAGATCTGACAAGTATTGCTCCCTCAACAACAATATAATCTGATTTTAATTGATCTAGCATAACATTCATTTTATTTTTAGCGTCGTATATTTTTTCAAATATGTCGGCTCCTACAAAATTAATTTTACCCCATTTTAAAGGTTTATTGTTTTCCATTAGGCAAAAGGCTACTGAGTTTGTAGAGGCGTCTATTCCTAAAACCCGATGAGCTTTAGTTTTAACTAGATCAGCTAATTTCACTAATTATTCTCCAAATCATAACCTTGCTTTCTTCATTAATTCTTTTTTCACAACTTGCACACACATCTGATTGGTTATACCTACTTAATTTTGATTTACATTTTTTACAAACCCTGTGTGCGCCGTTTCTAATAGCTTTCTTTTCATAATATTTTTCCATAATTCTTTTATTTGTTGCAATTCTACAGCATTCATCAGAATGATATTTTTGATTATGTGTTTTTGGATCAAACTCTTTAAGGCATTCAGCGTTTGCACATTTCATAATTTAGGAACCTTGTAAGACTCTATTTGAACTGTGCCTGTTAGCCCAGCATAACATTCTTTTTTAATAGGACAATAGGTGCAGGGCATCTTAGACTTTGTTGCTCCCGCTGGCTTCATGGGAAGATCACCATCTTTAAAGTTATCCCAAACTTCACGCATCCATAAAAAAGCATCTTCAATAATTTCAGTATTTTTTTCATTCATAGAAATTGGAATTACTATAAGCTCTTGAGTATTTTTATTTTCATAAAGAAAAAATCCTTCTTTAGCTTTTTTAAGTTTCATGTAAGTTAATAACTGCAGTAGGTGGTTGGCGGTTGGCTTCATTTCTGATTGTCTTCCATCCCAAACTTCTTGCTTAGCTGTTTTAATTTCACCAATTATTAATTCATTATCATACTCCATAATTAAATCAATAAAGCCTCTAATTGGGGGGTACTCATTAATAATTTCTTCTTCTGTAGATTTAAATTCTGGCATAGTAGCAATAAGATTCTGCAATCTTTCATGTGCTTGAGTTCCCTGAGCCATATTAGCAACTGCTACTGCATCATTATCATCGATAAACATTGCACCAGAAAAAGCCATGTACCAATATCTTGGGCACGTTCCATGTCCATAACCTAAAGAGCTTGGGCTAAATGATTTCTTAGTCATCTCTCCATCTGCACGTTTAGTATTACGGTATGACTCATCAAG